GCCGAGATTCTGTTCCAACTCACCAAATTGCTGAACGACTTCTTTACCGAGTTTTATGGCTGCCGCTCCTGCGGCTACGACCACAGCACCCATAGTTGTTCCGATACCTTTTAAGATGCCGCCTAACTTATCAAACTTGCTGCTGGATTTTTCAGCACTGTCTGCGGCATCTTTCAGTTCATATCCCATCTCATCGGCACTGTCTGCAAGTTCACTCGCCGAATCTGCGGCATCTTCCATACTATCTGCGGCATCATCTGTGCTATCAGCATTTTTGTGAAGAGCTTTATTGTTTTGATCCAATTCACGCTCCATACCATTAAGTTCAGCTTGTGCTTTATTGAGGGCAATCTGCCAGTTCTGTGTTCTTTTATCATTTTCGCCAAAAGAGGTAGTTGCATTATCAAGAGCACTTTGGAGGGTTTCAATTTTATTTTTTTGAGAATCAATACTTTTTTCCAATACATTATTGCGAGAGGTAAGAGACTGTATACTTTTATCGTTTTTATCAAACTGTGAAGCAACAAGACTCATTTCAGAACCTAAAACTTTAAACGACTGGTTAATATCACGCAAAGCATTTTTAAATTCCTTTTCACCCTCGACTCCAATCTTTAGACCGAAATTATCTGACAATCACACCGCCTCCCTTCGTTTAAACTACATCAAATGCCCTCTGGAATAATGTCATCAATAAACCATTCTCTTTTTGCTCTTGCCATACCGTTATACTGTTTGTGACATTCCCACAGGTCGAGAAGTAAACCAATGGGAGTCAGCCATGTTTCATCTTCGGACCTATTTAAGTGAACCGTTCCATAATAAAGAAGTCGAGTAAGTAACTCTTCGTCACTTACCCGACCTCCACGTTTTTTTGGTCAATCTCGCTTTCAATATCACGTTTTGTTCCTTTGAACATCGCCTCGGTAATAGCACTTTTATATGTAGCGAGTTCCAAAGGCGATGTCAAAAGTTCTACTTCGTCCTCGGTTAATACATCCATAGGATTTGATTTGTTTTTCAAGTTATGAATCAAAATACTTTGATTGGCGAGTAGTGTAATAAGCCATATAATCTCATCCAGTGCCATTTCAAAATTTTCTGATTTCATCAGCTTTTCGCCCAAATCTTCAAGTCCGCCATATCGTTTTGCGATTTCCTTGGTAGCACGAGTAGTCAGTATCATTTCAAAATCCGTACCGCCGATATTTACAATTGCACTTCTTTCATTTGGCGTGGGTGAATTTACTTCAATCATTTCAATCAATCTCCTTCACTGTCAAACACAGGCTCGTAAACTTTGGTGTGCCAACCAGAAATTGTTTCCGCCAAAACACCTTCGTCATCTGCATTAACTTCAGCTTTCCACGGATGGTTGCCGTTTCCGTCTAACTTATTGCGACGTGATACAGTGCCTTCAATAGTTGGAGTGGAAAAAGTAATGCTATCACCCTTAGTTGCAAGGTTTGTACTCGGTACACCAAATTTCACACGGTACAGCCAAAAATAACGATACTTGCCATTAGCTTTTTTTGCACGAAAACCAACAGCAACAGGAATTCCGCCATCTTCACTTGATGAAATCAGTACACCGTTTTCATCAGCGGTAGCACCTGTCAGTTCTTCAGCCGCTTTTCGCCCTATGTCATCTATGCCAAGGGAGAGTTTCCCGTTTTTAAATTCCTTGATAATTTCGGCGGCTCCGTCATCGGCATAAAGTGTAGCCTCAGCAAGTTCAATGGATAGTTCTGCTGAGATGGCTTTTGCCAGCATAATGGGTGTACCGTACGTTTCTTCTCCTGTGATTTGTGCCTCGGTAATCTTGGCATAAAACAACTTATCAAGACCTATCGTTGCCATAATCAATCCTCCTTCACTTCAAATTCTTTTGCTGCATCAATAGCATAGTGATGATATCCTGTATCATCCTCATGACCGATATATCTGCGGTCTGTTATTGTAAATTCATCTTTTAGTAGTGCTTTCACGATTTGATTTTTTCTCTGCTGATAGTTATTTTTTGAAAATAAAGACAGGCGAGCCTCCTGTGTTTCAAACAGCGGTTTATTATCCGCATGAAGTTCAAAGGTGTCAGCAACCGGAGTAATAACGATGTATTCTTCCGGTGCTTTTCCTTTAAAAATACCTGTTTCAACAGGAATGGCGAGTCCATCCAGTAATGTATTCAACTCTCTTAAAATGCTCATATATTTCCAATCTCCTCATCCAGCTTCGCTTTCATCGTATCAATACATTGTTTTCTGGATGATGACCTCGCTGGTTTCAAAAAAGGTTTTGCTGGTTGCCCGTGTTTGCCGTATTCAATAATATTAGCAATTTTGGCGTTACTGCCACCACCGGAGCGAGGTTCGGCAAAACCAATCTTTATATTGTGGTTACCGTTCTTATCCTGTTTTACACTGCTTATACCGAGTGCCGATTCCAATTCGCCTGTGGATTTGGATGTATATTTGGTTCTGCTGCCAATAACGGCACTTAGATTGCTTTTTACTTTATTAAGAACAACTTCGCCTCCGGCTTCCAGAACCTTTGGAATAACAGAATCTGTTTTGTCCGCCAGTTTTGAAATCTTTATTAGAAAATCTTCCGGCAGTTTAACGTCTACTTTTGCCATCTAAGTCCGCCCCCATTCATTTTTATCCAATAGTCGGTTCTATCTTTACAGCTAAAACCTCAATATACATGCCTCGTCCTTTGATATCCTCAACACTCACAATTTTGTAACGTCCGTCAGCACAAGTGATAACAAAGGAAGTCTCCACTGTCAGACCTGATAATTTCCGAAAACGAAACAAAGCGGTCGCTTCGGAAAACGCCGCTCTGTTTGCCCATCTTTCATTGCCGTGCCTATCTTCTTTATAAGCTCTGACACTGGCTAAAATCGTATCACCTGTATTTGCAAAACCCTCATCATCCTTGTGTGGTTCTGTAGTGATGATATCAATAAAGGTGTTCATTTTTCCGTATGACATACTTACACCTTCCAATCTCTCTCAAGTCTTAAAAGCGTATTTACTGTATTCCAAACCTGTTGACCGGCTTGAACACTATCGGCGAAAAATCCTGCCGTTGAGCCGTCTCGGCTTTCATAAAAATGGCTGGACAGCATAATAACCGCCTGTTCAGTAGTCAGAGGCATACATCGGTTTTTGTACCGACCTTTCGGTAGATGCTGATAACTTTCGGCATAGGAAACGGAGGCGGCAATGTAGCCGAGCAGAAGTTCATCATCCTCGCTGTGCTGTAATATGAGGTTCGCCTTTACTTTCTCAAGCAGTTTTCGTGTTCTCTCTGATGCAGTCATTACCGCTGACTCCTTTTCTTACGAAGATTTTTGTGCTAAAACCTTGATGGCTTCAGACAATGTCAATTTACCATCCACACGCTGTGTAGCCATAAAACCAACCTGACCGGTAGTTGCGTATAGTTCATTCAATCGTTTGAACACACGCCCTTGTCGATCGGCAATCCAGTAATAAGATAAGTCACCAAATGCAATGGTTTTCGCATCTGCCGCCATGGTAGGCATATATGCAGAAGTAATCAGTGGACGACCAAGAATGGTATCCGGCGTAGCTTCTTTGATTGATGGCTGCCACAGATACTGTCCGTTGGCATCTTTGAGCTTGCGGATGGCTTTGACGCTCAAATCATGCATGACAAACACGGATTTGTTGCGGTAAGGTGATTTAAGACTGTAGAACAAATCTAACATTTCATCCAGTGTTATAGCCGTCGCACTCGCCGCCGTCACTCCAACATCAGCACCGCCGGTATCAGCAAGAATACCAAGAGGTTTTCCTGTACCGTTACCTGTAAGAAACGCTTCTTCTTCCTTCGTACCGATACGTTTTGCGAATCCACGAGCGATATACGCCTCCAGATCAAAAGCACTGTCGTTAAGAAGTTCTTCAGAAACTTTTATTAACGTGGCCAACTTATGAGCACCAATGGAGATTTGTCCAAAAGAATCATCACTATCGGTAATCTGACCTTCCTCATCTACCCAACTTGCTTCGCCCTTAGAAGCAACAACAGGAATTTTGCGGTCGCCGCTTGATGTAGTGATAATAGTAGCGTAGCGACGCATGATATCCTCTTCCTCCAAAGAAGCGATAAGCGTACGTTCAAATTCGTCCGGTACAAGAAATCCGCCTTCGCTGTCTGTTCCAACTTGAAGTGCGTTTGCAATCTCCGTACCAGATTTACCTCGCATGTTGTTCCAGAATGCTTTTTTGTACTCGGAAGACGCTCTTCCTATCTTTTCTGCACCAGACGGCTCAGAAGGTTTATTCGTAATCGGAGATGCAGTAGGTTTATTCATTTCCAAGTCAATAACAGCCTGACGCTCCAGACGTTCGACTTCCTTTCCGAGCGCCACAACCTCATTTTCCATTTTTTCATATGTTGCGGTATCCTCGGCACTTAAAATGCCGTCGTTACCACGTTTTGTATCGAGAAACGCTTTCGTCGCATCCCATGCTTTTGCACGTTTTTCACGCAGTTCTAAAATTTTACTCATTGTGTAGTCCTCCTTAAAATTTAATGTGAAATTAAAGAAAGTCGCTTTTCTAGCGACTCAATTGGTGTACCTATAGACTTCTTTGTTTCAGTTTTTTTCGGAAATTTATTCAACAGGGAATTAGTAACCGCCATGCGATTGAAAACAAAACCCTGAGCGATATCTTCCGATGATTCGTCATCTGAAAACATGATTTTATCTGCAAAACCAAGTTCCACTGCTTTTTTTGCATTCATCCACGACTCATCATCCATCATGTGAGCAAGTTTCACACGGGATAATTCTGTTTTTAATTCATAAGCGTTGATGATGGATTCTTTGACTTCATCCAGCATCGCTTTGGCACGGAGCATTTCCTCCGAATCACCCCATGCGATGGTAGCTGGATTATGGATCATCAACATCGAAACAGGCGACATATAAACTTCATCACCCGCCATAGCGATGACCGAAGCCGCACTTGCCGCAAGCCCGTCAATCTTAACTGTAACCTGACCGCTATATTCCATCAGCATGTTATAAATTTGTGCTGCCGCAAATACATCACCGCCCGGTGAGTTAATCCAAACTGTGATATTTCCTGTGCCTGAGAGTAAATCGTCTTTGAACATTTTCGGTGTAACCTCATCGCCCCACCAAGTTTCTTCAGCGATTACTCCGTTGAGATAGAGGGTGCGGTCATCGTTGTTATTGCTATTTTCCCAATTCCAAAATTTCTTCATTTGGTGTCCTCCTCGTTTTTGTTTTGCTTTGCGAATAAACCGGCATCCGCAAGTTTAGTCATATTACCGTTGATAAGATATAAATCTCCGCCTTCTTCGGGCGGTATCCGATTCATGTTCTCCAGTTCACGGATATCGTTTGCCGACATCCAGCCGTTTTGACGTGCTGTGGAATAACCGTTCATCCGCTTGACGTAATCACCACGTAACAGACCATCCACGTTCAGTTTAATAAAAAACGTCTGTTTTTCAGACGGCAGCAACAAAGCCTTTTGAAGTGCTTGTTCCCATCGAACAACCCATGGATCAAGCGTATATTTAACATACTCCAGCGATTGCTGTTCGATGTTGGAGAAACTTGATTTTTCTAAATCCCCAATCATATGAGGCGGTACACGAAAGATACGAGCAATTTCATTAAGTTGAAACTTCCGAGTTTCTAAAAATTGTGCCTGTTCCGGCGGAATACCCACTTGATGATATTTCATGCCTTCTTCCAAAACAGCTACTCGGTGTGCATTCTTTGTTCCTTGATAAGCACTGTTCCAGCTATCCTTTACTCGTTGAGGATCTTTGACAACACCGGGATGTTCAAGTACACCGCCGGGATTTGCACCGTTAGCAAAAAAGGATGCACCGTATTCTTCTGTAGCAATCGCCATTCCAATGGCATTTTTAGCCATTGCAACAGGCGAATAGCCAATCAAACCATCAAATCCAAGTCCGGGAATGTGTAGCACTTCTTCACGCCGAAGAGTGACCGTGGTATTACCGTCATACCCTTTTTCGCCGTACTCTCTTCGATATGAATAGAAAATTTCGCCGTTTGTCGCACGGTCAACCTCTACCCGATTTGGGAGCAAAGGATAAAGTGCCAGCACATTACCTCGGCCATCACGAATAATCTGTGCATAAGCATTTCCCCATAAAAGAAGATGACTCATCAGCGTTTCTCGAAACACAAATGAAGTCATCTCCGGGTTTGGCTCGTCATGGAGCAGTTTATACAGCGGATGGCTGACAATCTTGTCTTTGCTGCTGCCACCGTCATCGCTGTACTTGTAGATATGGACTGGCAGTCCTGCAATGGATTCTGATAGTATTCGGATACAAGAATATACCGCTGTAGTTTGCAAAGCAGTACGTTCGTTTACCGCTTTTCCTGATGATGTTCCACCGAACAGGAAACTGAATGCACTACTGACTTTATTAGTCGGATTATCGTCTTTGGGTTTATCCCTTGGGCGAAACATAACTGAAAAAATACTCATAATATCAATAATCCCCTTTCTGCATAAACACTGTCGCTACCTCCTTGATTACGAATTGCACGGTCAAGTGCCATGATAGTCGCCACTGCACCGTCAATCTTCTCAGTAGATTTTTCTTTATCCGGTTTAATGTTTCCAGCAGGATCGGTACGGACAAATATGTTATCAATCATCCAGTTAAGAACAGGATGATTTCCATGTGCCAGCTTGCCATCTAAAGTTAATCGCATAAGTTCTTTTGTTGGTGGTGACATATCTTTAAATCCCTGACCAAAAGGCACAACAGTGAAACCCAAACCCTCAAGGTTTTGCACCATTTGCACAGCACCCCAGCGGTCAAAGGCAATCTCTCGAATATTAAATTTCGCTCCAAGTTCGTCAATAAAATTTTCAATATAGGCATAATGAACAACATTGCCTTCGGTCGTATTCAGAAAACCTTGATTTTCCCATATATCATAAGGAACGTGGTCTCGTCGGACACGAAGATCAATGTTATCCTCCGGCATCCAAAAGAACGGCAGGATTTGAAATTTGTCGCTCTCGTCCAATGGCGGGAACACCAATACGAATGCAGTGATGTCCGTCGTGGAGGATAAGTCCAGACCGCCATAACAAACACGACCTTTCAGACTTTCCATATCAACCGGAAATCCACAAGTGTCCCATTTTGTCATCGGCATCCAACGTACCGATTGTTTCACCCACTGATTCAAGCGAAGTTGGCGAAACAAATTTTCTTCAGCAGGATTGGTTTTTGCGTTTTCACAAGCTACACGAAGTTTATCTATTTCAACCGTGATACCCAGTGATGGATTCGCTTGTTTCCATACCTTTTCACTTGTCCAATCCGCTTCTTCCGACACACCATATAGTACAGGGTAAAATGTCGGATCAATTTTCCGACCGTTTAAAATATCCTCTGCCTTTTGATGAACCTCCCAACAGATAGAGTGGCGATCTGTACCGGCAGTACTGATAAGAAAAAACAATGGCTGTTTTCTTGCATCGCCTGAACCGTGGAGCATAACATCGTAGAGTTGTCGGTTCGGCTGGGCGTGGAGTTCATCAAAAACAACACCATGGACATTTAGTCCGTGCTTTGTATAAGCCTCTGCCGAAAGCACTTGATAAAAACTACCAAGCGGTTTATATATCAATCGTTTCTGAGAAATCAAAGGTTTGATACGTGCTTTCAGAGCAGGGCATTGTTCCACCATTTCAACAGCCACATCAAAAACAATAGATGCTTGCTGTCGGTCTGATGCACAGCCATAAATTTCACCGCCATGTTCATAATCACCGCATGTGAGGAGAAGTGCGATCGCCGCCGCAAGTTCTGATTTACCTTGTTTCTTCGGAATTTCTATATATGCCGAGTTAAACTGGCGGTAGCCGTTTGGCTTTTGTATTCCGAATAAATCACGGACAATCTGCTCCTGCCAGTCAATAAGATTAAACGACTGTCCATACCATTCGCCTTTGGTATGCTTTAGGCAATTTATAAAAGTAACGGCATCGTTTGCTGCATTTTTGTTATACACCGAACCGTCTGCTTTAAAAGTGGTAGGTTTGTATTTTTTAAGTTTTCGCAAATAACACCGCCTCCTTTTTTGCGGAATAAGAAAAGAGCCGCTTTTGCGACTCTGAAAAGTTTTTGTTTCTATTAAATTTTTGCTATAGGATAATTTTCAAACATTCATTTTATTTTTCCTTTGTGTTTACCAGAGAATTGAACTGCTTTTTCCAGTAGTAGGCGATTAAAGCCAGCGGATTCGTATCCCTGTAAAATAGTATTTAAGTAAAATTCGCTAGGCAATCCGAGTGGTCTGCCATCATTCATAATATAAATCATTGCATCCAACTGCTGACCTTCGTAATCTACCACAATTGTTTCTTTTCGGTAGAGATGCGGCCAACCCTCATATCGGTCAAGAGCCTCCTCGTCACGAGGAGTTATCTCCCAAAGCAGGATGGGAACGCTACTGTTATGTTTTGGCTCGACTGTTGCCACAGCATCACCGTTATTGCCTCGGAATAAAAGCTCGTAGCCGTTTATTGTACCATTGCCAAGCACCGTGGCATATGGGCATCGGTATTTCATTTGTTCAAGGTTTAGATTGCTGCCATAGGCTATATAAATCTTATTTTCTTTGTTCATTGTCTTTTCCTCCTTGTAATCTTCGCTATTGTGCGTAGAATTGCCCATGTTTGGGCGATTATTAAAGTTATATAAATATTTACGGTCAGCCAACAGGGGCGAATATCGCCCCTTGTGGACTATTTATCAAGCAACGGCTGTCCGAAATCGCCAAGCCGCTGACCCCGCTAAGTGTTGGCAAAGATGTTCTCTGCAATTTTTGAACTCGTCACCAATGAATCCGATGCGGTTTAAGTAGGTTCTCATTGCGAATTTTTCATTTTCGGTTTGATTCTTTTTACTACTCGCGCTTCTTTGGGTTAATGCTTGTTGGTTGAGAGCTAGTGCTAAAACAATGTAGCTGCGAACCTTACCGGCGTGTAATTCTGAATTAAAACCTCTTAACTCGACCGTGCGGTGTCTTGTAAAAAAGCTGTGTAGATTCAAAAAATGGTAGCGGCTGCTATGGTAATGATGGTTTTTATTTTCGCCGTAGCCTTCGTACCAAATATTCTCGATTTGGTCGAAAGTTTTCGGTTTGTTTTGGTTCATTCTATCTACCAAATATTCATCCATCTTTTTGCAGTATCTCATGCGGTCAGGCTCTATTTGAAGTGCCTTATAAAAAAGGTCGTTCTTGCTGGCGATTATGTTTATAAAGTTTCTGATGCTTTTTGGTGTGTGGTTTGAACCGTCAAGGTGTATATGAATTCCTGCACTGCTATTTGTTAATCCGCCAGCCTTGCGAAGTTTTCGTATAAGTCCTTGTAGGGTGTCAATGTCCTCTCTGTAAGAGAGTATCGGGCTTACTAATTCGACCTTGTATATGTCGCCTGCCGAAACCAATCTGCCATTTTCTTTTTTCTGTGCCTTGATACTGGAGTCGAACATGAATTTCCAAACCCTGCCGTCTGGTGCAGTTATCTGTTTGGTATCATAATGGTCGTAATCTTCGCTTATTGTTCCGTTAAGGAAATCCGCAGCAACCTTTGCCGCCTGAGTTCTTGTGATTCCTGTAAATTCTATTTCAATCCCAAATCTGTTATTAAACATGTTATTTTCCTCCGTTTCGAGTATTTGCTCCGCCACACTGGTGTGTTTCGCATGTACATTAATCACTCTAAACGCATGTAATAGCAAGGTAATTCGCACTTATTATTACACAATCTTTTGGCTTTAAATCGTCTAAGAGTTGTGTACCTTACAACAATGAAAAAAGAACCTCCGGATAAAAATCCACGAGATTCCTTTTTCATTGCTGTAACATGGCACTGCCTACATCAAACCGATTTTTTTGAGATAGACAAAACAGTCACGATGTCCGGCATAGTAGAGATTGAGTCGTTCACGATTTTCCATCTCATTCACTATGCGGAGATATTCCACCAATCCGGCGTGTTGCTCGGCTGTAAGTGATACAGCACCTTCGCCTTCCATTATCGATTCGATGAATGGGAACTCTTCTTCCAGTTCCATCGTCCGCTTATGCATGACAGCGTACTCTTCATCAGTATCAAGAAGTGCTGTGGTCAGGTCGCTGTCCATTTCTTGAAAACCATCCTCAAGCTGGGCGACCATCCCTGAGAAAACTTCATCTTTCATGTTCTAGTCCTCCAATTAATATTTTTTCAATCTGCGAGGTTTCAATCCTCAGTGAAATCAAATCCTTAGTTATAATTTTACCCTATTTTTTTGACAATATCCATGTCACCATATAATGGAAAGAGTGGAATCGCTGTCAAGAACCACTATTGACCTCAATTTCTAAGTATTCAAGCAAGTAATCTATAGATTCAAAGGCTTTTATATCACTCTTTTTATCAGTTATCAAAGTGTATTCCCATGTAGGTGAACCGTGGCGAGATACATCCTCAATTTTGTAAATACCTTCTATTCCTTTGTGATTTGTATGGTCATACGCTTCTCCGTAAATATCAACGAATCTAAGCCGTACTTTCAATGCTTTCAAAACATCTCTTACATCAACCATAACTTCATGATGTGTTGCTCCGTCCGTTCTTATTTTCATATGTGATCCTCGCTTTCAGACGGCAACAGTCTAATCTCATCTGCACCGTAAGCTACGCCCAATGACGAACCGCTATCCCAATTTACAAATACTGTACCAATATCATCAACTGCTCTAACAGTGCCACGGTCGCCGGATTTAAGTGTGGTGTAGGGATCGCTCATGGAAACAAGTTCAATACGGGAGCCAGTCGAATATCGGCTACGAATCCTTGTAACTGTTTCTCTTGATGGAAACACATCGTTCATATCGCCACCTCAATATCTGTGTCAGGTTGTTTACGTTCGCCGCTCTTGAAACTGCTGTTGCCGGAAAGATTAGCCAGTAAGATTTTTCTTGAGTCCGCATATTCTGCTCCGATGAATCCAAGTCGAAGAAGGAAGCACCGGAATGTATATTTCTCATTATACACTGATTTTTCTTTTGCTGTTATGCGTTTTTGTTCCTTTGCCATCGTAGCAAGAGCCGTAATAAATTGTGCATAGGAATTAACCTCTTCCGCAGACAGGTCTCCGCTGAACCAAGGGAAAACGAGCATATTTCCTGTTCGTTCAATCGGCAATTCGGATGCTCCCAGTGCTTTCTTTATAAGAGTCGACTTGCTTGCAACCAATTTTTCAAGATTGTTCAATGCTGTTTCGTTAAATCCATCCAACGGCAGTTTAATTGTTAAACGGTCGACTACTTCTTCGGCCGCTTTCGAGCCAATCGGAATAATTCTCTCATTTCCTTCCGGTGCGTCAAAGTTGAACCCTTTCGCCAAAAGTATATCTAGCAATTCTTGTGTGATTTCTCCGGTAAGTGTTCCTGTCTTATCGATTTTGCAGTTTCCGACTTCATAGGCGAATGTCGGGGCTCCGAGGTATTTTTTAGGTGTGTTCAAAACTTCTGTGATTGCTGTTACCAATGCTTTGCGTTGTTCTCCTGTTATGTTAAATCTAATTTCCATATTGCATACCGCCTTTCTTATTTTTGGTACACCATTAATCACTCTAAACACTCGTTATAGCAAGTCATTTGTAAAAGTAAATGTACCAAAGGTATGCCGAAAGCAGACACAAAAATATGTGCACTGTACAGACAAAAGAGCCGTGACTGGCTCTCTTGCCGTTTTACCCGATAAACTTAACTTTCCTCGCCGAAATGGAGTAGTAATTTTATTGCGTCGCTAAAACCGGCATTGTAATAGAATCTCTCGCTTTCTCCATCCGATACACGATACGCATTCTCGCAGTTGCGGAGCAGGAGTTGCTGTTCTTCTGTCAGGGTTTCACTCAGTTGTTCAACAAACGTACGTAGCTCCATATACGTATTATTCACCATTTCAGATTCGTTCTGTCCATGCCAGTTTATCCGCTGGGTTATGAATTCCTCCGTTACCTTAAGCAAATGCTCATCCATATAATTCACCTACCTCTCTGAGTTGGAGTAGGTAATTCATCACTCTTTCCGCTCAGGAATGCAAGTTATGTTTATTTGCTTCTCAACTTCAAATCTAACAGATATACGGTATAGCTAACAAAAACATTATAACATAAACCGGCTATACAATAAATACACAGTATATCTAAATCGGAGGTGAATCCATTGGCAGTTAAAAGCGTATCCATCCGCATCGAAGAAGAGATGCTTGAGAAACTTGGTTTCGTGGCTGAGTACGAAGGACGTTCTCTGAATAGTCACATATTGGTATTAATCCGTAATAGCATCAAAGAACACGAAGGTGCTCACGGCTCAATCGAAGGAAACGTTGCTCCCGACGATAATGTAAAGCCTTCACGCAAATCATAAAGACTGTTCGACCGCCCACACGATTCCTGCCATAACAAAGCGGACGCAAGGCAGAGCCACGCCGTTACCCCACATCTTATATTCAGCGGAATCTGTGTGCGGATGCCGAAGCCACTTAATAATTTGATTGTGACTTCTAGCCCTGCTGCTCGTTCCGATAATCTTTCGATGAGTTTCAAAAACCTCCGACCACCAAGTAATATCAGCTTCAGTGGGTTCGGAGGTTTCTAAATTTTCACACCAATTTGGAGGAAATCCTTGTAGCATAGCACATTCATTAGGTGTAAGTCTGCGAACAATATATTCAGTTTCGGCCTGTGCCACAGCATGAGGTCCGCGTGCTACCAATGTTTGAGCCTGTTCTTCTTTTATAGAAATATCAAACTGTGCCTTCTTTCCTTGATTAAAGCTTGAACGATCAAGGCTATAGGCTAGAGCATGTTTATCGATGGTATTCAGTGTAAAGCAAATCTCCTCGTTCAAACCGCTACCTTGGGGACCGTTATTATCATTACGACCAATCATACTTCCTTGCAGAGCAACAACCGCCATGCCGCCTTGATTACAAGAGGGATTCCCGCCGTTACCGTCAAGGGTTCGGCTGGTATCAGCTTCGTAAATTCCACTGTGCGGATTATCAGAATGCATGGAGTTGCTACCATCAGAACAAATACCGTAAACTTTAACGGCAACTTCATTGTATCTGCTTTCACCTGTATCGAAAGTATTCAAGGTATTGGCGATTTCAGAAGATTCCCATTTTTGACCTTCCTCCTTATTATGTGGGCGAGTACCTTTTCTAAAAGGCACAAACACTGTCTGATCGTTGTTACAGGAGAGCGTTGCTGATTTGTCGTTTTGAATCAAAGCACCTTTGCCTCCACCTTCGCAACCGGAGCGGATTTTCAATGTCTGAGGTGTAGGTTCAAAAACACATTGAACACCTTTATAATCACTACCCATCAATGCATTTGCAATTTCAGAATTTACGCTTATCGTAGAACAACGTTCGTTTATAATAAGAGGAACATTACCTCCTCCTGTACCCATGCGACCGGTAAGAGTTTGCATAGTCCCGCTTTCATCTAACTTTACACGACTGTCTGAAGGGTGATTTTCCACAACAAATGTTTGATTGTTTCCGCCCTTGCCATAAGTAGCTGATACAGTTTGTGCTACATCAAGAGGAACTTTATATCTGGCATCTTGGCTATGATTTTCAAACATAGCCACTGACAGTTGATTATCGCCCATATCGGCTCGAAGAGTTCCTGTAACATCACGCCACGCATGACCGCCAATTCTTGAAGCTGCACCGGGTTCAAACACAATTGGTTGATGCCCGTGTTCCTCGGCACGAAGTGTAGCGGTAATATTTTCTGAAATACTCATCACAGAACCGCCTTGATTGTTTAGCACATTGATTTCGCTTGTCGCTCCAGTGCTAATTTCAGCATTGGTGGCAGTTCCTTGCCTCGGTTCGACGCTCTGCGGAGTATACCCTGACATGCTTTCGAACTCAAATAATATTTTTCCGGCACGTTCGCCATTAAAATCTGCGATAAGGTAACAGCGACGCCTACGCTGGGCGACTCCCCAAAATTGTGCATCAAGGGTTCGCCAAGCGACGGAAAAATCATTTCCCAAGATTTCTCCTGCCCGCATCCACTTTTTGTTTTCAGGCATAGGAATTGATAAGGTTTTGTTTTTGATTTTGCTGATTTCTTCGAGGACTTGATTAAAGTCATATCCTCCTGAACTTGAGTACGCACCCAACACGTTCTCCCACACGATGAATCGGGGATATTTTCCATTTGTAGCACACCTCATTTCTTTTATAATTCTAATTGCTTCGTAAAATAAAACCGACTGTTTACCGCTTAAACCTTCACGCTTGCCGGCAACAGACATATTGGTACAAGGCGAGCCAAAAGTTATGATATCAACAGGTTCTATTTCGTCGCCGTTTATTTTACTTATATCTCCGTAATGTTTAACAAACGGCAGTCGCTTACTGGTTACTCGAATGGGAAACGGTTCAATTTCCGATGCCCAAACAGGAGTGATTCCCTCAAGTAATGCTCCAAGAGGAAAACCACCGGAGCCATCGAATAATGATCCCAATGTTAGATTAGTCACTTTACACCTCCACATGCGGTGTTTTTTTACCATCTCTCAAAAGAAAGACATCGTCATCACCGACCAATTCAATGTATCTTTTGGCGATGACATCACTATATTTTGCGTCCAGTTCCATCATTCGGCAGACACGTTCAGTTTGCTCTGCTGCGATAAGTGTTGTTCCAGAACCACCGAATAAATCCAGAACGATATCTCCAGAGCGAGAACTGTTAATCAATGCCTTTGCTACAAGCTGTACTGGTTTCATTGTTGGATGTTCAACTGAAATTTTGGGACGAGGAATATCCCAAACATCGGACTGCTTTCTATCTTTTAAGGGACAACGTCGTTTTCCGTCAAGCCAGCCGTACCAAATAGGCTCATATTGTGTGTGATAATCTTTGCGTGAAAGTACTAAACTGTCTTTTTTCCAAATAATTGTGCTTGACCAGTGAAATCCGGCTTGATGCATGGCGTTCATAATATTACCCCATTCCTGTGCTGACATGACAACATATATCATACAGCCGGGTTCAGAAACATTTTTCATAGCAACAAAAGCGGATAACAAAAAAGCACCGAACTGATCGGTACTCATTTTGTCATTTAATATTTGTCTTGATTTCCAGCTTGGATGTTTAGTATCAGCTCCGTAATTAACATTCCATGGAGGATCGGTAAATACACAATGTGCTTTGCCGCCGTCCATGAGTTTGCTCACATCATCGACGGAAGTGCTGTCACCGCACATCAAACGATGTTTTCCAAGTAGCCATATATCGCCTTTCTGAGAAATTGGCATGTCTATTTCAGCAATTGCTTTGTCCGTATCGAAATCATCCTCTTTGATGTTACCTACAGCTTTTTCTTTGAATAAATCTTCAATCTCTGTAGCATCAAAACCAGTGAGAGAAACATCAAAACCTTCAGCATTCAAATCATGGAGTAAATCAGTCAGAAGCGGAATATCAAATTCACCGCTGATTTTATTAAGTGCCACATTCAGAGCCTTTTCACGCTGTTCATCCATATCCAAAACCACACATTCGATTTCTGTATATCCAAGTGATGTTAACACCTTAAATCTCTGATGACCGCCTACAATATTTCCTGTACGCTTATTCCAAATGACAGGTTCAACATAACCGAAATCTTCAATTGAGCGGTGTAATTTTTCATATTCCGCATCGCCCGGCTTCAAATCTTTTCTCGGATTATATTTCGCCGCCTTCAGTTTGGTGGCAGAAATAGTTTGCATGTTCATTTTGTTGCTCATAACATCATCTCCAATCTTACAGCTTTTTCACCAGTGAAATCCTCCCAGCGTTTGACAGCCAAATCACAATATATAGGCGAAAGTTCCATTGAGTAACATTTTCGCTCAGTCTGCTCTGCTGCGATAATAGTAGTTCCTGCACCACTAAAAGGCTCTAATACAATACCGTTATGGTCACTGTGCATTTTAATACATCTCCATGGAAGTTCAACCGGAAACATTGACGGATGGTTTTTACTTCCCTTAACTGCTGACATATCCCAAATACCGGAGTAACCCCATTTTTTTCGTTCTTCCTTGGTGAGTCGCTTTACAAATCTGTATGAATGTCCTGCAAATGCTGACAACCACACATATTCTTGGTCGTTGTATTCCTCAGTTTCTTTTTCGGCAAAAGCAGTGATGTATTCGTACTGCTGTGTTGGTTTATTGGAAACGAGATGCTGCGAAGCTACAGGCGGTATACCTTGTTTTTTCCAAATGCGAATCCATATAGGACGATAGCCGCTGTCCGCAAACATCTGCACAGAATAAAAACCTGTGGGTTCAATGAACTGTGTACCTGTGGCATATAAGTCAATCATCTGCCAGCAAATGATATCTGTATTTTTGCAGATATTTTTGATCGCTCCATTCATAGATTCAAGCCAAGGTTCAATACCATTTTTCTTATATTCTTTGTCTGCACTATATGGTGGTGAAGTAATCGCCATTTGTGCATGTTCGCCATTCATAAGTTTTACCATGTCTGCTATATTGCCTGAATCACCGCACATCAGCCTGTGATTTCCTAAAATCCAAATATCACCAAATTGTGTGATAGCACCTTTGCTTTCAATAGCCTCTTTTTCTTTGTCAATATCAAAATCATCCTGAATAGCTTCTTTGGCATAAAACTTATTTAAGAGTGCATCCACTTCCTCAGCATCAAAACCAGTGAGTGAAACATCAAAAGCATCCGCATCCAAATCTGCCATAAGTTCAGACAGCTTTGTTTCGTCCCAATCACCCTGAATTCTGTTAAGAGCAAGATTCAATGCTTTCTCTTTTTTAAGATTAAGTTCAACAACTACACAATCAATTTCTGTTTGGCCTAAATCCAACAGAACTTTCAAACGCTGATGACCGCCGATTACGTTACCGGTGGTTTTGTTCCAAATGACAGGTTCAACATATCCGAACTCTGAAATGGAGCGTTTAAGTTTTTCGTATTCCTTATCTCCAGACTTTAAATCCTTGCGGGGGTTATACTTAGCAGGATTTAAAAGTTCAGACTTGATTTTTTGTATATTCAAATTTTACACCTCATTTCTTAACTGCCTCTACGAGCATTGAGCAACCGCTCCATAGCATCATCATGAGGCGTTGCGCCTTTATAATCAGCGGCACTATTTTCTTTGACTGTTTGGTATATCTGAAACCACAGATTATTAGCCTGTTTCATAAAAGACTGACTCATTGCCACATAAGGTGACGGAATCGCATTTCCAGTAGTGGGATGTTTAGCGAGAAAACCAAATTCTGTAATTGCCTCCTCACACTGTATCCAACGAGCCACACTCATGGCATATTGCTCCAAAAGCTGTGCCGGAATAAGGTGAGCGCATCGGCGTTCGGATAACCATAACCATGTAGTCTCATATATTTCAATGGCAAGTGTCTGTTTGCCGCTCTTTTGTAAAGTTTTTAAAAATTCCCGTGTCGGTGGCATGGCTTGACCAGCGAGGTCTGCGGTATCACTAAATTCCATAACTGTCAGCGGACGCTTTCCGGGACTGCCTTCGAGAATTTTATCATGGAGCGGTTTTTTCTTCTTTCCCGCTCCGGCACGAGCACCGCCTCTATTGGTACCATCTCTAGCCATGTACATACCTCCAAATCTGTAAAAATAAATAACGGAGCATATACCCCGTTTGAAATTGCGACTTTTTGCGTGTTACCCCACACCCGTTGCACAGTCGATAGGTCATAGAGATTTTGACCGCCCCTCCGCTCAGATGAAGAGCGAAAATATTTTTATCGTTTATCCCCAGCGACCACCTTCACGAGCGGTTATCTCTGAGTGGCAGGAAGTACACAGACTCATAAGATTATCCTCTGCATGAGTACCACCTTTAGATAGCGGTTTAATATGGTGTACCTCTTCAACTGGTGTCAGTCTTCCTGACTTGATACACTCCTCACAGGTAGGGTGGGCGGTTATATATCTGTCACGAATACGTTTCCACGTTCTGCCGTAGCGTTTGCGTGTAGCAGGGTCACGCTGATATTTTTCATATTGATGGTTAGCCAGTTTCTGATGAACCTCACAGTATCTGCCGTCGGTTAATTCAGGACAGCTTGGATAACTGCACGGTCGTTTTGGTTTTCTCGGCATGAATAACATCTCCCATATACGACACGAAACCCTCGAAGCAAGCAACTCCAAAGGTTTCTGTATATTTATAGTTTTTGATTATAACATCATATCACGGAAACGATGTTATTTCGTCCCCTAAAAATCCCCTCTCATTTTCCGTAAAGGAGCAAAGCAAGATGATTGAGGGATTTATCTTTTCGGCGATACACATGAGTTCGCTCAATAAGGAGCTTTTCACCAACGTTTCCGATTGCCTCGGCTTTGCTGATATCTTCTCGCAAAAAGAACTCTGTTAATATAAATCTCTCATCTTCGTCAAGTTGTACCCAAGCAGGACGAAACCACTCCATATATTCCAGTGCTTGACGATAACGTTCTTTCAGAACGTCTATCTCATCAAGGGAATACGCAATCCATGTTTCGCCTGCATGTGGATTTCTTTGCTTTGAAAGTTCGGTGATGGAAGCTGACTGGACAGAAACCATATCTTCCTCAACATCTTCTAAACGTTCTGCGTGGTGGTTGATTATATACTCCATACTTGCGTAATCTTTAAGTGCCTCAACCGCCGCTGATTTTTTATCTAAATATATCCAAGCTATCGTCATAAGGTTTTACCTCCAAGGAATCAAGAATTGACTTCACATCCTCGACACTTGTAACCTTGTAGGCTTTGCCCTTTGCATCTTTTATTTTCTGAATCGTTATTTCCTGTAACTTTGTCAGTTTACCAGATGGAGTTTTCACCTCAAATGCAACAAACCTGCCATTGATACAGCAGATGATATCCGGTAAACCGGCTGTGCCATACATCCCACCATGTTCTTTCCAGCAGAATGATTGTGGCACAGTCTTTAGAGATTTCATAATTGCGTTCACGATATTTTTTTCTGTCATAATATGCTCCTTTAGATGAACGGGTATGAACTGGTAGCAAATCAAAAAAATTCAGTATTTATATATATTTGAACGGGTTGAACGGGTACTCCAGCCTCTATATATACTTTTCTCTTTTTTACATGCCTTTTAGGCTCTTGGGAATATATATAAAGGAATAGAGAAAACCGGTTCCACCCGTTCACACCTTATTCCACAAGAGTTTTGTAAACTTTTACATGGTTCGAAACCCGTTCACTTTTGTAATCATGTAATTAGGTATGCACCTATTGTATATACAGTTCAATATTCCAAACGGATGCCATTCCATATTTTTCTGCGACTGACCCGCTCAAGTCCCCTCGACACTTTTTTGTCGATGCCTTCCACGTCCTTGTTAAAATTTGCTTGTGACATGGGCTTTAGACCGTTCTTGAAGCAGTATTCCCGATAAGTCTGAAACAACTCTTCACGGACACATACGGCATCATTTTGCAGAATACAGCATTCTTCAATAAAGGAGAGTGCGCTGTTGCTTTCTATCCTATATCGCTGCAACTCACTCTTTGTATTGACAGTTTCGGTAAAGAGATAACTGTTAGTGATGAGACGCTTTAAACCCTCTAGTGCCCACATAAATATGCCATCGCGCTCTACGGCAAATTTCTCACGTAAATTCGGATCACGTTTATTTTTCGGCACAGATTTCTCGAACCGTATAATAATGAGTCTTCGGTAAAACCCATCCGAGCGGTCACCATAGTTACGGGGAATCTCGTTACACGAAAAGAGCAACCGTGCGTATGGTCGAAAACTGAATGGGTCTTTGTTTTTTCGCTCTGCGGTGATATAGTCCTCACCTGTAAGTGCTTTGAACATGCCATTGTCGTCCACACTCTTTGAAGGCAGGTCGGCGAAAATATTAGCCAGTTTTCCGAACAACTCTGCTGTCTTAAAACGGTCAGAGAGCGACTGCCACGGAACATTGCTCACATTGTCAGAGCCGAGTAGTATTTTCTTGTGCAATGGAGAGCAACGTCGATTTACCGGCGTTTGGTGCACCGACGAATACGAAGGACTTCTGTGCCTTGTTTACAGGAATAAGCAAGTAGCCAAATATCTCCTGCAGAAGGTATACTTCCTCTTCTGGCAAGATGCCTTTTAAGAACTTCGTGAACTGTGGGCATTTTGCGGACGGATCGAACGACGCACCGACCTGAACGGTTGAGTAATAGTCCGAAGTGTGCGGCTTGAAGCTGCCATCCAGAACATTGTATAGACCATTTCGCACATTGATAATAAAAGGGTTTGAGTTGATTTCCCGTACCGCTTTTCTAATCAGTATGCGCCATTGCCCGACGCTGTCGGTGATTGCGGTCATGCTGGCATAGCGCGGAATCATAAAAGCTCGAACTCTTGCGGAAGCAGCCAAGTCCTCATTCATGCTATATACGCCATTTTCATAGAAATAATAACTACCCGCACCATAAAAAGCATCCACGTTTTCAGCCATATAGTCCGCAAGCAAACCCGGAATGAATCGCAAGCCACCTCGTTCAGTAGGTTCATACCAATCTGGGAGTTCCTCATCAAGTAATTCTCTCTTAGTATCCCTGCTGCTACGATACGTCTTGTATAGTTCCCGATGCAACGTCACCAATGGTCGAACCGCACCAGCCTTGAGTCCGAAGTGTTCACGTAGTTCGGTTTCAATGAATGTCAATGCAAGAACGGAATCTACGTTATAGAGATAATCACGCACAAATTCCTGTGAAGTTTGAACATCATCTACTACCGAGCGTTTAACTTCGGTTTGGGCAAGGAAGTCTCGCAAAGCATCAACCTCCAACGGTTTATAGCAGAGCGAGGCAGGTGACTTACAAGAACAAGTGCCATCCTCTTGTTTTGGACATTTGAAGCCTGACTCGGCGATTTTATCACAAGTCATAGGCTTGGTTCCGGATTCAAGAAAGTGAATAATTTTATTCTGTGTTTCAGTATAGTTATACTTCGGATATCCCTTTGACAGCACATGAATAATGCGATCCCCATCCTCAAATACGGCAAGGTTTGTAATCATCGCATACCACAGGTTTTCAGGCAGCACTTTCGCATTTGCCTTGCAATGTTGAATAAAATAACAGCGTTTCCCAACCAGTGCTAGACCTTTACGGTAACATTTAGGTGTAGGTGTTTTTACAACAGATACATCCGATATTTCTGGAAGTACTGCTTCAAGTTCTGCCTGTGTGTAGCGTAGTTCAGGATTGAACTTTATGCACTCAACCTCAACTGGATCCTCTTTGCAGTGATTGAATCCGGGCAGACGAAACACACGACTTTCATTAACACAAGCAGAGTCGCCCTTGAATTGAGCGATGAGTCGCTTTTGAATACGACGAAAGTTTTCAATCCTAGCATCTTTCATTAGCCAGTATGTGTGTAGCGATTTTCGCGTTTTGATAATCAAGGATGGCGGTATTGGGAATGCATCAATTTGTGCAAGTTGCTCCTCAATAGAGAGTTCGTCGCATTCCACGAATTGAGCGTTGATACGACTGATATCAACATCCTCATGACCGCCGTAATTGATAACAAAATAGATGCCGCGATTCTGGGCATTATGCTTTTTTAGTGTGTCAATCATAGTTCCTATTTTACCAGCGACACATTCCATCTTTGCACCTTTAAAGGTTCCGGTTTTGCGGTCATCAAATACACGTAGACATACAATCTCACTTGCATCAAAAAATGGTCTCAAAAATTCCTCAAGCGGTATGTTTAATGGTTTAAGCATAAGCATCCTCCAGTTCTTTCATTTTTCCAAAACTGCTACCGACAGCCGCTTCTGCTACAATTGGCACATCAAACTCAGCAAAGGGCTGTTGTTCCATGCACTCTTTAATAAATTCTATTGCTTCGGTGACTTTGTTTTCCGGTAGTTCGAAAACTAACTCGTCATGTATCTGCAAGAGTGGTTTAAGCCAGAGCCGATCAGGAAGTCCAATGATAATTCGACCGAGTGCCAGTTTCAAAATATCAGCGGCAGTCCCTTGGATTGGTGTGTTTAATGCACAGCGCTCTGCGAACGACTTCTTGCCCCAATCCTGTGATGTAATGTTTGGAAGATAACGTCTCCTTCCAAGCCAAGTTTCGGTGTATCTTCTGAAAGATGCATGACTTTTGGTTTCTTCCTGCCAGCGTGTCAATGCGGGGTAACCAGCTTTGAGATTTCGAATAATATTTTCACATTCAGAAAGCGGAGTATTTAAACCAGCCTTGAATTTTAATGTTTTTTGCAAACCCTTAGGAAACAGACCAAAAAACGTGCCGAAGTTGCAGTTTTTGGCTATGGTTCTTCGTTCCTTATAGTTTGCTGAATCCTTGTTAACCGCTTCATCAAACGGAATATGATATATCACAGAAGTAGTTTGTGCATGAATATCACCACCAGTGCGATAGGTTTCCAACATCTTTTCATCACGGCAATAGAACGCACCAACACGCAGTTCAATCTGTGAAAAATCCAGTGATAACAGAACTTTTCCCTTTGGTGCAATAAAAAAATTCCTTACACCTGTATCATCACCGCCAGCTCTTGGCATGTTTTGAAGATTTGGCTTACGAGCAGCGAAACGACCTGTCGCTGTACCGAGCGGAAATAAATCAGGGTGAATTCTTCCGGTGGCACTGTTAATATGATTAGCGTAACCATCAATATATGTTGACTTGATTTTTCCTGTACGCCTGTAATTCTGCACCAATTTAAACGGCGAAACCAAATCGGGGCGGTTTTCCTCACACCATTCGGAGAGCAAAATCAGTGCCTCGTCGTCCATTGCTTCTTGATACTTCGCCGTCACCTTAAACACAGGCAACTTCAAATCGTCAAATAAATATTTTTTAAAGGCGGCAGTGCTGGCATTCGCTCCAATATTGATATCGCCGATGATAAAAGCGATATCTTCACGAATCTTCATCAGTGCATTTTCCGCTTCGGTGCCCTTGGAATCCATCAAATCTCCATCCACCAGCAGACCATTATATTTCATGATACCAACATATACAGAGGTCGGTGATTCGATTTGCTCCACAATAAAACGATGCTTTGGCAGATATCGATCAAACCATTGATTGAATAAATGATATAGTCGTAATGTGTAATCACTGTCGGCACAGGCATAACGCACTGTTTCTGCATCTTGCGGATCGAGTTCATCAAAAAATCGTCCTTCTGTCACGGAAGCGAAACTTGGAAGCTCCGCATCCAGCAGTTCCGGTACCAGTGTTTTCAAACCGCTGTCGCCGAGCGTTCGAAAAGAGGAGTTGTTCTTAAGAGTCATCTGTGCAGCGGCGATAGTATCATAACCAGGCGATTGCAAGACGATGCCCTGTGAATAAAGAAACATGGACTCAAAATTTAGATTGTGTGCTACTTTGATAATTTCCTCACTCTGAAAAAACGACTCCTTCAGCCAATCCCACAGCAATTCTTGCTTGGCGGCATTTTCTCCAATTTTGTGTGTAAGTGGTATATAAACAGCACTACCTTTGGAAACCGAAAAACTAATTCCAGTAATGTGAGATTTATGTGCGTCGAGTGCAGCCCACTCTTCGTCACGATACTCCTCATTCGGAGATGTTTCAAAGTCAAAAGCCACGAGGGTGGCTTCGGACAAATATGCCCGAAGTTCCCTCAATGTTGTTATACATTGATAATTCATCAGTGTCCTCCCTGCGTGACTAATGGTTCAATAATTTCACCTGTTTCCAGATCGACGTTAATATCTGCCATATCGGTGTCAGTTGTATTGTCGTAATCGAAATCTACCTGTCTGCTATATGTCTTGACCTGTTCTGTCAGGCGTTCGATGATTGCTTCTTCCTCTGCTGCGAGAATACGATCGACCGCAAACTGAGCTTGTGAGTAAGCAATGCCGCCGCTGTTGGTCGTTTTATTCAGAGAAAATCGGGTAACCACACTGTTTGACTTTCTGCCTTTAGAAAGTAATCGTTTTAAATAACGTGTCAGTTCTTTTAGACTGCCCGTTGGCAATGAAAGTAGGAGTGGAAAAATTTCTCCCTCTCGCAATACAAAAATACGTCTGCGATTTTTGCAAGCCTTAGATCCGTTTTCACCTGTGCCGAACTTGTTATATGAGCAACGTTTACATTCACCTCCGGGATCTCCCTCACCGACAATGCCATCAAAACTGCCACAGTCAGGAGGATTGTTCCCGCCTGTATATTTGCTTTTGTAATAAGCAAATAAAGGGTGATGAAATAGTATAACTGCTGAGAATTCCTTCACAGCTTCCGGTTCGTTTGGATCTTCACTCGGCACTTCAAATACAGTGCTTCCGGCTGATGGAATCTTGATTCGTTCAAACCCTGCGTCAAGTCCATCCAACTCCTCTGCCATCATTGTGGCAATATCCATATTTGCTAATTGACTGTAACCACCGAGAACGACTTCTGTTGTTTCTTTATTTGTAGCTGCTTTTTCTTTTTTATTAGCCATAATCGTAACCTCCATAAATTTTTGTTATTTTGCCTTTTTAACCCCGACTGATGTTTTATCAAAAACATTGATCAGTCCTACCAACCATGTCGGTATTTCATCATCATTTTCCTCAATTTGCTCTTTGACAAAAGATGAAAGGGAATTTGCGTTGACAGTTTCATACACCAAATCTCCAAAGCCTTGTGTTTTTAAAGCAGTGTGCAGTTCTTCTTTGGAACCAGCCACTGCTGAAGCACGAGTTTTAGTAGTCAGATAAAACATCGTGCCGGAGCGGGTGAAATTCTGCGTTTCGCTTTCAGCCATAAGCTCCGAGAGACGATAATTGGTCTCATCAATTTGCCTGTTAATTTCTTTAAGTAATTGCTCCGTTTCTTGTTTTTTGTCACGTAAACTGCGAAGTTTATCCGCAAGTTCAAACATTGAAGAACCTTGTGTCGCCAGTGTTATTTCTGCATCACAGAAATTCTGATTTTCACTTTCCATTGTGTACCTCCTCGTAACTAAATGGGTTTTTACCATGCCGATAGTCATCTACCAGCATTTTTGCTAAATTTGCCTTGTTTTGCAGTGCTTCGAGAACTTTTTCATCAACTGTACCTTTAGCTGTGAGATAAATATAGGTACAGTTTTCCTTTTGTCCGACACGGTGAATGCGTGCTTTGGCCTGTTCAAAGTTGCTCATACTGTAATCCATGGAATAGAACACCATGGTATTGGCAGAGGTCAATGTAATGCCAAGTCCTGCCGTTGCAATCTGTCCAATAAACACTTGCACTGTGGGGTCGGTTTGAAATCGAGCTACTTGTTCCTCACGATTTTTTATACCGCCCATAATGCAGGAATAGCCAATTCCATGTTTCTCAAGTAAAACAGAAATAGCGTGTATTTCTGCAACAAATCGTGCAATAATAACCAGTTTTTTGCCTTCTTGTAAAACCTCATCAATGATATCTTCAAGAGCAGATTGCTTGGCTGTGCTGATTCTTATTGGTTTGTTCCCATCATCATCACCGATGAATCCACCTGTAATTTGAGATAATCGAAGCAGACGAGTGAGAATATTTGTAATAGTCACTTCACTCTGAATTTTTGCCTTTGGCAAAAACGTACTTCGCACGCCAAACACTTCATCCGGTTCCTTCTGCCCAAGTTCGGCATAGCTATCCTTAACTAAATCTTTGTAGATTTTAAGTGCTGATGATTCAAGAGTTATATATCTTACAATGTCTGTGGTTTCCGGCAAGTCGAGACACTCGGCTTTCGTTGCTCGAAATGCAATGCTATGCAGGCGTTTCATCAAATCCTTCTCCATCGACCGTTTAAGTACAGGTGTATGATTACCGTAGCCAACCATATCGAAGTAGCGATTTCGGAAGACATAAAAACTCTGCCCGAAGATTGCGGGGTTGAGAAATTTATACTGACTGAATACATCGATAGCCTTATTTGTGATAACCGTTCCAGTAAGCAACAATCGGTATGCCGCTTTTGCACCAATGCGGTGCATAGCCTTTGAAGCAGCGATATTGTGTGTCTTGATTTTGTGACCTTCATCGCAAATCACAAGGTCAGGTTGCCAAACGAGAATATCTTTCTCCAGTCTCCACGCTGATTCATAGTTCACCACAGCCACCTGAAGGGAAGTTCCCTGCATATGCCGAAGAGTGTCAGCTTTCTTTATGCCGGTTCCCGTCAAGACAGCAAGAGTATGGTCGAAGTCTGCGAACTTCCGAAATTCCTCGTCCCATACACCAACAATAGAGAGCGGAGCAACAATCAACACTTTGCGGATTCTTCCACTTAGATACAGAGCACCAGCGACAGCAATACTGGTGATGGTTTTTCCGGTACCCATTTCCATCAAAAAAGCTATGCCCTTACTGAGTGGACTATCATTCTTCAGATCGAACAGTCGGCAGGCAAGATTGAACGCATCCCGCTGATGTTTGTACGGCGTTGCCTTAATCGGCATGAGCGGATATTCGTCCTGCTGATCCATCTATCGTTTCACCTTCCTTTTCATTCGATCGCTTCTCAAGAATCGTCAGCTTTTTCGCCAGTCGCCTTGATATTACGCTGATGGCTGTGAGTACGCCAACCAGTTCTTCAGACCTCTCGGCTGTCACTGTTGGAGTCAAAGTAGTTGCTGATTTCTTTTTCATTAAATTCACCTCCATTCCGAGGGATAGAAAAACCCTCTCATAATACAAAGGAAAATGAGAGGGTAGGTGCTAACCAAAAACTCTAAATTTTTAACAGATTGTGCAATTTGTTCAAGATTTTATGCTTGCGCTTATGCACTGCGATTGATGAAATACCAAGATCACGAGATACTTTTCGCTCCGATTTCTCGTCAAAAAACAATGCATCAATCAACCCACGTTCATCGTCGGTCAGTTCAGCGAGAGCAGTGAACAGCATGTCCAGCAGCATCTTGTCTTCGATGATTTCATCTACCAGCGTGCTATCATCCGATACATCGAATCCATCTTTGACGAGCTGTTCCAGTGACCACTCATTCTTGGCGCGAACCTTACGACGTTTGTGTTCCGTCCAAAGTGGACGCTTGAAAGCACGGTAAATTTCTTCGCTGACGGGAATTTTCTTGCCATCAATGACGATAAAATAATCTTTATTCATAGTGTCGTTTCCTCCTTTCCTTTAAAATTTCAGGGAAAGGTAAAATGGAGGAGAACGGCACCGTGGAATCGGCTTAAACGCAAAAAAGCCCCTTAGACAGACAAAGTCCATCCAAAGGGCAGGGTGAGCTGAGAGTTCACCTTGTAAATCAGAAAAACCCGTCAGTAACGACAGGCTTTTTTTGACAATTTATAAAATTGTAGTGCTAATCTATTGTCGGCTGGTCTTTTAAGCCGAGCAACCGAACATCGGCTGCGTTAAACATGTTTTTTTCATTATTCTATGTACTCCTTTATATGGGATATTTCATAAAGACACAAACTCGGCAGACGATTCATCTTTCTGCTCTGGATGAATTAGTGTATTTGCCGAAATATCCAACTCTTCGATTATACGAACAAGCAACTCGTAGCTGGGTTTTTGACCGCTGTTTTCTATGGCTTTGAGATATCGTGGACTGATTGATAAACTCTCGGCCAATTGAACTTGAGTAATCCTTTTTTTCTGTCGGGCGGTTTTAACTACGATGCCAAAATAATCACTACTATTTGTATTTTGCACAGCGTAATCTCCCTCGTTTTTAATTTATGCAGTTTTCAATTATCTTTCATTTTTGTTTATAGTTTCCTAATTATGAGAAAAAACAACCGTCATAATAGAAAAGTAGAGGTGCTAAGAAAAAAACAAAGATTCATTGAAACCAACAAAATCTTTCAATCCTGCTTTCGTATTTATCTTTACCTCTCCTTTAGCTATTCATTCGGTTTAGTGCACCAGTCCGCAGAGCCTTTCGACGACTTTGGGGTCTTGGTGAGAAAAGAAACAGCTTTTTCCTGTGTCAAGCGTAGCAATCAGCACCATATCAGATTCATCTAAAACAAAATCAAATGCATTAAAATTTTCTTTTATTCGTTCCGAATTTTCAGACTTCGGAATACAAATTACACCACGCTGTATAAGCCATCTAAGGACTATTTGAGCAACAGACTTATTATATTTTTCTCCAATGCTTTTCAATACATTATTTTCAAATAATCCGTTTCGTCCTTCTGCAAAAGGTCCCCATGACTGAATTTGCACATCTTTTTTCTGCATAATCTGTTGGTCAAAGGTTCGTTGACAAAAGGGATTTACCTCAACCTGATTGATTGCGGGAGGGATTTCGTTATTTATCAACAAGTCAACTAGCCGATCCGGCATGAAGTTTGCCACACCAATGGCACGAATAACGCCATCTTCATAGAGTTTTTCCATTGCTCTCCAAGAGCCGTAATAATCACCGATAGGCTGATGGATGAGGTATAAATCAAGATATTCAAGTTTCAGTTTTTTTAATGATGTCTCAAAGGCTTTCATTGTCTTATCATAACCTGCATCCGCCAACCACAGTTTTGTTGTGATAAAAAACTCATTACGAGGAATTCCGCATTCCGCAACTGCCTGCCCCACGGCTTCTTCATTATGATATGACATAGCTGTATCAATAAGGCGATAGCCTGTTTGTATTGCATCAAGGACAGCTTTCTCACACTGTTTTTTATCTGAAATTTGGTACACTCCAAATCCTAAGATTGGCATTTTTATTCCATTGTTCAATACTACATACTCCAT